ACCATAACAGGAACTAATTTTTCTTCGCCCTCTGTCTATATCGGAGATGCTGCTACATATGCTGGATGTTCAATTCTTGTAGAACAAACTATAGATACATCATCAACAACTTCTATAAGTATCCTGGTTGTTCAGACGGGTTTACCACAGACATCTTATCTATATATAGTGAACGGGGAAACAGAGGATAAAACCAGTGCAGAGATTGTTTACATAGTTGGAACTATTTCCAGTAATAGTACGGGGTCAATATCTAGCGGAGGTTCTGGTAGTGCGGTGGGCTTTTAAGATTAAATACTAAATTTGAGTGAGGGGCAATATGAAGAAGATAATTATACTGTTGTTTGCTATTTGTATGATTATAAGTACAGAAGCTTTTGCAGCAGATGTTGACTTAGGATGGGAAAGTGTGGAAAGTGCAACAGGATATAAGTTGTACATGAGCGAAGATTCTGGTGCAACTTGGAACGCACCAATTGATGTCGGAGACGTAATAACTTTTACGTATTCAGGAGTTCCAATCGATAAGCTAGTACTATTTAGGGTTTCTGCTTATAATGATAATGGTGAAACTATAAGGTTGTGGTCTGGCGCATGGTACAACGAGTTGTGGAAACCTCCCCAAGCTGCGATTGGGCTCGGGATTCGTTAATAGAAGAAAGGATGAGAATAAATGTTTAACAAAATAGGGGTTATTGTAGTTGGTTTACTATGCTTATTTGCTATTTCTTGTACAACTGTAACTACCAATATCCCAGAAGGATGCGAGGATTCATTAATCTATAAATTGATTCCAGACCCTCATCAGGCTGGTATTCTATTACGATTAGGAAATTTGGCTGCATTAGATTCTGGTCTTTATACAGATGAACAAGCATTAGTTGTTATTGATCAAATTAGAGATGTGCTCAATTCTCCCAACATGACATATATGTTGTTAGGTAAATTTGTTTCGGCAAAATTAGCTCCGTACGTTGTGTTGGTTGGTGAATTGGTGCCTCAGTTTGAAACATATAATATTATAATTTCTCAGTGCGATCTTGATTTGTTGAATAAACATTTAGATGATCAAGACGCATTGGTTAGGATGCGAATGGGCAATGTCAAAACTTAAATCAAACATAGCATGGGATAACTATGTTATGAGAAAATATGGATACAATATTAGGAAACAAATTTTCCATGATGAAATTGATCGAGTAATCCGAATAAATATGATAAAGGAGAAGGATGCCCTAAATCATTTAACGGAGAGTGTATGGATTTCTAATACTGATGGAAGATGTTAGGAGAAAATTAAATGAACTTTTTCAAAAGGTTGATTAAGAAAAAGACCTTTTGGGCCGCAGTAGCCGCTATCGTAACTTCATGTGGTGCGTATTTCATGGGGGAAATTAGTGGCGCAGTTTTTTATAATGCTGTAATTACGTCCCTAATTGGTGTTTTTCTGCGAGATGGTATGGCTAAAGCCGAAGATAAGAAATAAGGTGGTATAAATGGGGGATTTAACGAAGCATGAAATGATACAATTAATGTCACAACTTGATGCCTTTACATGGATAACGGAGAATAATCTCCACTTATCACACGGACCTTGGAAGCTAGAAGGGCATGAATACCAAGTGGCATGGTTGCAAGAGTCAGCTCGTGAACAGGTTTATATTAAGGGAGCTCAGATTGGAGCTACAGAGATTTTAGTTATTAAAACTCTGCATGGAATGATTCATGATAAATACCGACAAGGTGCCCTCTATTTATTCCCTACACGAGATGATGTTCGGGACTTTTCAAAGGCACGATTTGATCCTTTAATTGATATAAATACCTTCATTAATCAATATGTGATATCTGATAACGCACAGAATATTAAGAAGATAGGTAAAGGATACTTATACTTACGTGGAGCTCGGTCTACGAAATCTATCGGGGGCAAGAAGACTAGTTCACAATTGAAATCAATTCCGGTAGATAGAATTGTATTTGATGAGATGGATGAAATTGATCCAGTGATGATCGAGTTGGCTAGAGAGCGAATTAGCCATTCGCCCGTAAAGGAACAGATGTTTCTTGGTACTCCAACTATTCCGGGATATGGAGTAGATAAAATGTATCAAACATCGGATCAACGAGTATGGATGTTAAAATGTCCACACTGTAATAAATCATCTAGTCTAGATTTGGAATTTCCAAATTGTTTGCAGAGGCAGGATGATGGTAGAGTAATTCGTATATGTATCTATTGCAAGAAAGAAGTTAATCCGAGAGTAGGAGAGTGGGTACCACAATATCCTGATCGGAGATTAGTTGGGTGGTGGATTAGTCAATTAAATTCAACATACGTTGATCCTACAGTAATTCTTAATTTATACGAAGATCCTCCGTATGGAGATCTGAGTGAGGTTATGAACTCAAAACTTGGTAGGGCGTATACTCCTGCTGAGAATAGATTGACGGAGGCGGATGTATTCGCTTGTTGTGGGAATGATCCTATGCTAACAAAGCATGTGGGTCCGGCCTGTATGGGGGTTGATGTTGGCTTAACATTACATGTTGTTATTGCAATACGGCCTACCCGTAATTCATTACGAATTATTTATATTGGACGTGTAGATAGTTTTAATGATTTGCACGATCTTGCGCGAAAGTTTAATGTAAAATCGGCTGTTATAGATCTTAAGCCTGAAATTAGGAAGGTTAGAGAATTTCAGAGGGCAGAGAACTTCTCCATCTTTGCTTGTGATTATGTTGAGACTCGAGCCAAGATGACTTTTTGGGATGATAAAGATAGGGTAATCAAATGTAATCGAACTGAAATATGTGATGCTTCACATGAATTGGTAACGGAGAGTGGACGATTGATCATTCCTCGGAGAAATGAGGAAGTGAATGTCTTCGCCAAACAAATGTGTAATATTGCAAAGAAGCTCGAGGAAGATGATCATACTGGGTCCAGAACTTATAGGTACATTAAATTGAATCCGGATGATCATTTTAGACATGCAATGAATTATACCATCTTAGCATCAGAACGAATTGGTACTTTAGCAGATAAAAATTTAATAGCAAAATTCTTTGGCGGTCGTCGCAAGAGAACTTGGATGACTGGATAATGGAGGAGTAAGAATGAAAGAATATTTTTTGAGAATTAGAGGAGAGTCAGATCCGGTAGAAATTACTGCCGATGAGTACAATGCACTTATGCATCGGTATGCTCATTCCGGTAGGAATTTCGCTCGATACGTGCGACAGAACGGGGAAGTATTTTTCCTGGATCACATTACGCATGTTATCGTGAAGGGAGAAGATGATCCTGTTGTAGAGCCTGAGCCCATTGAAGAAGTAGAAGAGGTCGAACCAGAAGAACATAATGATCTCGAGAAACGGCGAAAGGAAGCCCTGGAAGAAATGATCCGCAGATCAAATTGCGAACATCCGGAAGATAAACAAACGCTGTTTAAAACTGAAACTAAGCAGGGGGTTAGATATTTTACGCTGTGCGAAGAGTGCGGTGGGAATAGATCACGATTCATTGCAGCCGCTAAGTTAGAAGAGGAAGATATGGCTAATGCAAGAGCATGGATCAGTAACTAGGAAAAATAAATGTTTGAAAAACTAACTAAAAAGAAAAAACTTGAGCAAGCGAAAGATCAATTTGTAGACGCTGTGAACAGAGATAGTGCTTGGCAAAGAGATGCTCGTGGTGATTTTGAATTCTACACTGGAGAGGGTCAATGGTCGAGTGATGAGAAAGCAATCTTGGAAGAGGAATTGCGTCCTGTCCTTACCTTTAATCTAACAAAATCTCAAGTTGATTTAGTAATTGGTATGAGTGAGGAAAATAAGACTATACCAAGAGCAACCCCGGTTGATCCATCAGACGGATTCTTAGCAGAAGTTTTAAACGATGCTATTGATTGGATTCGTGATACTGAAGACTTTGATGCGGAGGAATCCGCTGCTCTAGAATCTGCTACGATATGTGGCAGAGGATATGTAGCAGTAGATTTTGTTCCAGATCCAAAACGATTCGGTGAAATTATAATGAAAGAGATTGTAGTACCAGTAAGTGAAGTTCATGTCGATCCATCGGCCCGTAGGCCAGGATGGGATGATGCTGCTGCTGTGTATTGGGATAGATGGCTAACTAAAGAGGATTTCAAGATGAAATTCCCCAAAGTTAGTAATTTAAAAGTTGAACAGATGGCCAATGAAGTTGACACATTTGGCACGGTTATGCTATCTGGAGACTCCGTGCAATCTGCATTTGAACCCGAAGTCGATTTTGAATCAGACGATTCAGATTATGATGATCCACTAGATATGAGATTTTTTGATAGAACCAATAATCAAATTCGAGTGGTGCATATGGAGTATTGGGAAACATTTAAACGATACTTCATTTACAGAGAAGAAACTGGAAAATTCGAGGAAGTACCACAAGATTTAAAGTTATCGGATGTGAAAAAGCAATATTTACAAGAGTATGGGCAGCCAGCCACAGTTGAATCTTTAACAGATAAACGAGTTCGGTGGTTCATATTCACTGGTAAAGAAATATTATATGATGATGTTTCTCCACTTCCTTACCCTGGCTTTTCAATTATGCCATTGATGGCATTTCGTGATGTAAGTCAAAGAACTGCTAACCATTTTGGTCTGGTTAGGTTAATACGTGACCCTCAGAAAGAAATTAATAAGAGATGGTCACAGGCCCTAAATTTATTGAATCAGCAGGTTCAACCTGGAGTATTCGCAGAAACAGAAGCCTTTGTTAATGAGAAACAGGCGGAACAATCTATGAGAACTGCTGGGGCCATTACATATATTAATCCCGGAGCAATTTCTGCTGGCAGAATTAAAGAGAGAACAGTGCCGAACTTTCCAAATGCTCCTATGCAGATGGAACAATTTTCTCAAGATATCCTCAAGAAGATAACGGGTATAAATCCCGATCTATTGGGGCAGGATCGAGGAAGGCAAGAGCCCGGTGTTGTTGTGAGATTAAGGCAACAGCAAGGGGTTATGTTATTGAAACCTCTCTTTAGAAATTTTAATAACATGAAGAAAGCTCTATTCAAAAGGCATTTGGCCATTGTAATGGCGTACATGCCAGATGAACAGATACTGAGAATACTCGGCCAAACGGATAGATATGTGATTGATAAGAATGGAATCATCACAGATAAGCTAACGCAGAATCAGGCGAATATCCGAGATGTGCGGAACTTAGAATATAATATTATCGGTGAGGAAGCTCCTGGTAATATGACTAAACGTATGTTAGAGCTGAGTGCATTTCTTGAGATGCAACAGCAAGGATTGCCAGTTCCTCCGGATATGATAATCGAGAAAATGGACATAGCCGAAACGGATAAAACCAAGTGGCTACAGTACATCGAAAATCAAATGAAGCAGCAAGAGCAGCAGCAACAGGAAATGATGGCAGCTCAAATGGCTGTGAAGAAGAAGGAATTGAGTTTGGATGAGCAGCGCATAGTAAATGATTTTCTACTTGGTATAGCCAAGTTGAAGCAAATGACTCAGAAAGATGCTCTTAAAATGAAGGAAACTCTTATGCAACTTTCGATAGACCAGCAGAGAGATTTCTTGAATTACATTGTTGATCTTGCAGGAGTCGAAAAGGATCATTTGCAAATTGAGTCTTCTGAGCAACAATCTAAGATTAAGTCTGGGGTTGATCTCATGAAAGAAATGATGAAAAGTGCAACTGCTCTAAATAAGCCGCAGAGCGGGGAGAAGTCAAGTAATGAAAAAACGCAACGGATTGAAAAGTAATTGGAGTAGAGTTTGGGGGAAACAATTAGCTGATAAAGAAATGTGTGAAAACTATCGTCGTGGATGGGATCGCATTTTCGGCAAGAAGAAAAATAAGAAGTCGGCGTAGACTCCCCCCTACGTCGATAAATGCTGATAGGGCGGCATAGGCCACCGCCTTATCAGTTTATATTTGGCCTACACGGGGAGTACCGTGACAACTACGATAAGGTTGAAAGGAATAAGATATGCCGTTAGATAAAAGTTTAGAAGAATTGTTGGAAATGGATGAATCAGATTTGGACCCTGAAAAGCTTATGGCAGAAGATGCCGACGCAGAGGATGCTAATGACGATGATAGTAACAAAGACGATAAGAATGATAGCGATTCCGAAGAGGATAAACCTGATTGGGATCGTGAACGGGCAGGATTGCTAAAAGGTATACAGGAAGAGAGAAAGAAACGACAGAAGTTTGAGTCTCAACTCAAAGATTCTCAGAGACGCTTAGACACTCTGACTGGGACCGTACAGGCAATTTTACAGAACCGTTCCAAGCAGGACGCCGCTGATGAGGGCGAAAAGAAAACACCTAAAATTGTCATTGAACAAGATGACGAAGGTAACGACGTTCTTCCAGTCGATAAACTGGATGTAATTCTCGCTCCCTATAAGGAAGAAATCGAGAATTTACGCCAAATGATTTCCGCCAGTACACAGCAAGTTCAGCAAAATGCTGAACAAACCAATGCTTTACAAGAGATACTCGGCGAAGACGAGCGATTCCCCAGGGCGCATAATAAATATATTAAAGCTCGTACTTGGGCAAACAATAAGGTAATAGAATGGTTGCACGATAATGGCTACCAGCAAGGGTCCACCATGACAGGGGAACAGGCGATGGACTATGTATTTACCCCAGAATTGGAGTCCGAGTTTAGTGAATTGTTTCCGAAAGCTAGCCTCGAGCACATTGTAGGAAATTCTAAAAGGTCGTTTAGGAAAGCTCTGATGAGCCTTTCTGAGGAGCCGACATCCGATGATGATGCCGATGATGATGCGGAGTTGAAAGCTAGAAAGAAGGAACAAAATGATAGATTCCAAAAGGTCTTAAAGAAACCATCTGGCCTTGCGGATTCTAGAAATTCTAAGAGTGGGACGCTATCTGTTTCAGATCGCGTTGGTGAATTATCCGCAGATGAGTTAGTTAACATGACGGATAAAGAAGCAGCAGAACTGGAAAGACTCCTACTCGCAGAAGAAAAATCAGATGGTATTAAATTCTAATGATTATTTCCTGTATTGGAGGATTTGAAAATGATTACAGCTTTTGGAACCAACGATGCCCAAACGGTTAAAATTTGGAGTTCGTTGACGTTACGAGAAGCTCTGAAAGCCACGTTA